TATCGTAAGCGTAAGCGGTCAGAGTAGTGCTACCGATGCCATTTTTAAAAGATAATGCCGTTGTTTGTTGAGATAGAGCAAGTATAAACCTTATTTTTATTAATAAGGTCTTGCATCCTCTGTAATAAGCTGTCCGAAATTTCGGATGTAAGCTCTTTATAGTTTGTAAAATACCGTCCTTTGCTGTCTTTGGATTTGTAAGACTGCGCACCTGTTCGGACACTCTCGCCTGTAAGATAAAGCACTGGTGTCCACTCCTGATCCTGCATCCTCACGGTGTCCCCGATGTTGGTGTCAAAATATCCATCCACCTCGTAGGTCACTACTGGTTCGGATGCTGTTTTAAGATCAGACAGAGCCATGCTATAGAGCTTGTCCCTTGCTGTCTGTATCGTACTCTTTTCGCATCAGGATATAAGCATCAGCCTTATTTACGATATTGGATGGGAACCGGTCCCTTGCCTGTGGGGCACGGATGATCGCGCCGTCTGTAAAGTACTCGATATTCCTGTTTCTCATCGTATTCTTTTTTGTCCCAGTCCATTGATCGTCAGCCCGTCTTTCCCGGTCGGCTGGATACAGGTGTAAAGCTTCTCGGCATCTGTGGTTTTTTCGAATTCCGGTAATTCCTTTCCCGTACCCGCAGTACAATGTCATTCCGGTATTCTCCGACTCCGCTGTCTGTGTCGGAGTGTTCTCGGTAGACATTCAGGACAATCTCTTTTAAAGAGTAATCCTTATTTAAAACAGTCCTCAAATTCGATTTCAGCCGAAAATACATTAGCCAAAGAAAACAATCTCTTTAATACGGACGTTGTACCTGTCCATTCGTTGGTGATTCGCTTGTCTGATACCTCATTGAGCCCCAGTTTTAGTGTTCTCTCAGCATCAAAAAACGGCAAGGGTACTCCTCAAAGCTCATTGCTTTTTCCGGCTTTGTACTCTCCGGCATCCTCATTGATTAACTCAAACGACAGCGACCATGCCGTGGCAGTGATTTTGTCTGCTCTGTTTGGTCTGTATTTACAATGTTTAAGTAGTATGATTTCCCCTTGTAAAGTAAATGCTACCTTATTCCCAAGCTTTGACATGCTGCGCGTCTGGATGCTTTGCATTTACCGTAAAAGTGTAAGTATTCGCCGTACCCTGCAAGTATTCGTGCAGCTCATCTCCCCAGTAGTGCATGGACTTTTTATGTGCATTATCCATAAATGCTACTGTGGTGTTATTTGCACTTAAAATCGCAATTCTAATACTGTCCATTACAAGTATACCTCCCGTATTTTCGCTTTAATATGCGGCGGGTGGAGATGAAAAAGGAAGAATAGCAGAACTGGACTTCCGTTGTGCCCCGGTGGAACTTTTGGATAATTGGATCCATTAATCTTCATCTCCTTTTTGCCGGCCATCCCGTTTACAATAGACCTTTGTAGCTCTCTCCATCTATAGACACCACCATCTCCGGCCGATACCGGTTTGGTACGTCCTTATACTTATCGACATTGGTCCTTTTCGGAAACGAAATGCTTTTTAAATAGTTGTGGTGTACGTACTGGTTTGTAAGATTCCTGTCTCCCCACTGTCCCAATCCAGATCTGGATTTTTTCGCATTCCATGTCTTTAATTTCTGGGATCGTGAGATCTCTGTAAGTACCATACCAGAAAATCCGCAGCTTTTCTCCCTCTTTTAAAAAAGTCGTTGTGGCATCCCATTTTTAAGATTAAACGGATTACCCCTCGTAGGCTGTCGGTTGGAACTCTTCTCGTCTGATTAAGGTGTTTCCGGGAGCAAACCACTCGATACGAGCCGTGTTTCCGACAGAATCGCTCTTGTTGATAGACATTGCGCAGATTACTTTATTATCTCCTGTCAGAAATGCAATGGTCTGTGCTCCCGTCTGTCCCATCAATCCGGTTTTCAAACCAGTGCTGCGTGTAGCAGTAAAAGTTCTTTGCACCACCTCTACCCTCGCTGTCTGCCGGGATAGTAAGTGTTTTCATTCCACCGTTCCAGTATCCGGATGTTGCTTGTCCACCTTTTAATGCCATCACGTTATATCCGGCAACATTCTTGACTTCGAGTGTTCCCTGTGTGGTGTTTTCTGGATTTTGGTAAGAGGGTGCCGTGATCGTCTTGAAACAGGCTGTATCCATCAAACAGGTTTTCAGACGCTTTGTAATTCTCTCCGTCTGTTTCCTCCTCTTTTCCCAAGCTGGATCACCCCGTACTGGCTCACAAGTCCGATAAATCCGTTCTCGTGGCTGGTGTGTGATCTCATAGTCCACATCCGCCATTCAGTGCCGTTGTTTTGAATGGTAAATGGGTCCTGGTAGCCGTTATTCTGGACGCCAATAGAAGTCGAATTCTGCGGTGGAGTATGCTAACCGTCAGGGATTAGCCATGTGATCGTGCCGGTGCCTGTACATATCATCCTCTCCCAGTAACCGGTTCCCCATCCACGATTGCTTCATAGTAAAATGCTTGGTTTCGTCAGAAAAAATCAGTCCTCTTTGGTTCTTTACTATACAGAATTTCTGACATTTTTCTGCGGAACTCACACTGAGTTCCCTTGCCGTAGAGTTTGAAATACGAAACTCCATTTACAATCTGTTTTGGAGAGTAACGTGGAATGCGTAAACTCTCCTCCATTTACATTTTCAATGCTCCTTGTATTATTTGTGATGGAGAGGTGATAAGTTCCGGTCAAGTCTTGTAATCTTAACCCGGAATATCCACGCCTCCATAGGTTGCCTTTAAGCAAGCCCAACTCTCTCACCTCCCTAATAGTTTCTCGAATCATCCATCTTTTTATCATCGGTCTTGCATATCCAACGTCCTGCTGTGCGACAACTCTTCCGTCCCAGCGTCGTTGTCAGATTGATAATTTAGATTAATATCCTTTTCGCCATAATCTTCCAAGATTGATTCCTTAATATAGCCTTTTAACGATCTAAGTGTGATGATTGCTTCTGCTTCTCTTTCCGCAGCACCACCGATTCCTCCCGGACCGGCCATCTGGAATAATTGCTGGCTTCGTAAGGATTCCACCATCTTTAAACCATTTCACGGTCCAACATCGGCAGACTCGGTAATAGATCGGACAAATTGGATATCTCCATGCCATTCTCGTACCCAACTCCACGATAAGCTGCTGCAAGGCTTCCGTACGTAGACACTGCGTACCGGATGGATGCAAGCATATTGGACAGCGGATCGTAAGATATTTTTATCGTATCCCGGCATTGCATAGGCTCTAAATGTCGGGTCAATGACCTGCATAAGTCCCCTTGGATGGCGGTCCCATTAATCGCATTGATATCCCAGTTGTTAATCGCATTCGGATTTCCACCGGATTCTGTCTGCATCTGGTATAACAGACGTTTCCAAGTTCGCTTCGGAATACTGCCCAGTCATCTGTAACGCCCTTGTGGCTAACGTTCTCCACTGCTCTACTCCTGCCACTTGGATTGTAGTTTACATGTGACTGAGTATCAAATATCCCCTTTTACAAAACCAACAAACGCTATCAAATACTGTATTGACCGCACCTTTTTGCAACGGATATCCACGGTTCAAACGCTCCCGTTAAATCCGTAAATTTATCGATGGCAATCTGTACGATCTTTACTTGGATGCCGTGATATAATCCCATACATTTCCCGTAAAGTCTTTTACAGTATCCCAGACACCACCGAAAAACTCACCGATTCCACTTGCAAAATGCGGAAGTTCTTCCCAGAAAAACTCTTTGTTTGGTTGGCTGGCATGATTTTCGTTCCTTTTTCCAGTGGCAGAACTACATCTCTTCCTTCTGGAATAAAATGGTTTTTCCATGTGGTGGGAACGATCATTTCTTTTGTATGTAGAGCCTTTCTGGTCGTTTACGATACCTAGCGTGTCTTTTTGGGATGCCACCAGTTCCTCTTGCAAACTTCGGGACTTCCCACAATGCAAATTGCTTGTCCGATCCTACTTTATCAAGCACCCAGTTTACACCATTAATTACACCGTTTACCGCTCCACCGATAGGCTTTACAATTGCGTTCGCAATCCCTTTCACGATTCCTCCAAGAGTAATCCTTGAGATTGTTAAATCCGTCCTTTAATAAACTTCCAAACGGAAGAAAAAGCGTCCATAGCTTTCTCTTTTGATCGAATCCCATATTCCACCGAGCGTGTCCTTAATGCTGTTCCAGATTCCAGTTGCAGTATCCTTGATTCCATTCCAGATACCGGAAAAGAAATTCGCAACAGGCGTGAATATAGCACTTGCGGTGTCACTTATCCAATCCCATGCGCTTTTTAATGCAAATTTAATTACTTCCCAAACCGTATAAATAACAGCTTGAATCGCGTACATAACCGCACCGATCGTTCCCTCGATAAATTTCAGAGGTCCTTCTATTACGTTATAAATCTGCTCCCAGATATCAGCAAAGAAATCCTTAATGCCGTTCCACACTCCCTGGATTTTTTCCGATATAGAGTCCCATAATCCAGACATCCAATCTTTAAATGCATTCCATTTTTCGGACAGCCAGTCTGTGATATCTCCCCAGTTTTTTTATTACTGCCACAACTGCTGCAACCACCGCAATAATTCCGGCAATAATTCCGGCTACTGGTAATAGCACTCCTGTCAAAAATGCCATTGCACCTCCAGCCGCTGCTATTCCCACCAGCTACAACCGCAAGAATCGGCAGTAATTGCGAAATTACAATTGCAATCCCACCGATTACGACTATAATAGTCTTGCTTGTTTCAGAAAGACCGCTAAACCACTTTGCAACTTTCTGAATTATAGGAACAAGTGTTTCAAGGATTGGGGCTACTGCTTCTGAAATCGCACCACCAAAACTCAGCCATAGCCAACTTTGCGTTATTTAGCGCAACCGTTTCTTCGTCAATCGGATTTAAAGTATTTTCGAAAGTCGTTTCCACAGTTCCTTGACTGTCTGATGCAGCGCCTCCTAGGTCATTCAGGTTCAGAACGCCTCTCTGGATGGCATCTACCATCCTCACAGCACCTTTTGTTCCGAATACCTCAGCAGCAGCATTTAAGGCTTCCGTCTGGTTAGTCGCATTCAAAATTTTATCCTGCGTTTCTGCCAATCCGTCACTGAGTGATTTACCGTCTTTTGCATAACCTACCGCAGCCTTTGATAAGCTACTTAATGCAGCAGATCCATCAACACCAGCTTGCTCAAATGCCCCCAGAAGCTTTACCGATCCAGAGAAACTCAATCCCAATTCCTGTAGCTGTGGTGCGCCTTCGATCGCTTTTTTGAATAGATCGTCTACAGATACGCCCGTGTCTTGCGCTGTTTTTTGCGACATCATCAAGTACACTGTCTAGATCATCACTCGACATGTGGAATACGCTAATCGCCTGTTTTGCATTTTGCGTTGATGCTACCACATCGGATCCAGTAATTTCCGAAAACTTCAACATTTTTTTCAGATGCATGTTGCAATTTTTCATCGGTGAACCCGAACTGCGTATTCATCTCTCCAATTACTTTTCCAATGTTTTCAAGGTTATCTATTGGAAGGCTGGACGCAATGCTTTTATAGACATTATCCATTCCCTCAGCAAGTTTTCCTGTTGCACCTGTCGCTGTTATGATTGCATCAGATCCGGCATCTACCTCATTAAATGCTTCTTTTGCATTGTCGCTAAACTCTTTTATCTTTTGCCCTGCATCTGCTATAATTTCAGCGGCTTGCATCATGTTTCCTGCGACAATTCCTTTTCCAATTCCGTCAAGTGCTTCCTCTGCTTCATCTGAATTCTTCTTCATCTCGTTCAGGTCGTTGCTCACTTCATCAATACTCGCCCCCGTCATCTACCTTATTCAGTGTAGCTTTCATCTTTGACAGGTCAGTTTTCTGCCCCAAGCGCTTCTTTTCCTATTTTGTTGAGTGCAACAGTCAGATCGTCACTGTTTGCAGTTCCATTTTTTATAGCATTTGTCAGCCCTTGTGCCGAGCACGTCCTGAAAATCATCCAGAGACTTTCCAGTTGCTTCGAACAGCGTCTGCAACTGCTTCGTACTTTCCTTCAGGGACTTCTGTTCAGTCTCCATCCGGCTAATCTGCGTGGTGTAAGATTTTAAATCCTGTTCCGTTTTCGCAATTTCCCTCTGAAATTCTCGGTACTCTTCCGCTCCGATGTCACCAGATTTAAACTTCTTTTCTACTTCTCCCTGTGCCTGCTTTAAGGCTTCCAGCTTTTCCTTGGTATTTTCGACCTGTTTACTTAATAACTCCTGTTTCTGTGCAAGCAACTGCGTATTCTTCGGGTCAAATTTTAACAATTTATTTACAGAGCTTAATTCGCTACCAAGACTTTTTGATGTATCTTCCGCGGATTTCAAAGCTTTGCTGAGTGCCGTTGTATCCGCACCGAATTTTATTGTGATTCCTTTTATTTTGCTATTCGCCACTTTCTCACCTCTTTAAAAATTATCAAAATCTTCCTGTGTTGCTTTTCTCGCAGTAGGATTTTCATCCTTCTTTTGGTTGTCGATATACTCTTGTACGTAATCTAGACAGTCACCGATAGTCATTTTCTTCCATATCTTCACTTGTCAGCCCAACTTGTCTGCAAACATAAAAAAAAGATTCATTCGTAAACGGCTCTCCGCTAGATGAATCTTTATCATTTATTTTTTTTTTACTTGTTGGCATGGTGTCTGTAAGCAGATCCTTTACTTCTCCCATGATTTCATTGAACGGGAATACTTCAAATCCATCTAGCCATTCCAATGGATCAGGAATCGTCCTGTCTGCCGTTTTCGCCATTGTCCAGATGATGTCGTAAAAACACTTCCATGTCCATGTGGTCAAGCGAAGCAAAAGAAAATGTCCTGTATTCCAAAATTCCTTTTCGTTCCTTTTCCAAACACTTTCGCTACTTTCATCAGGTCTGCAAAATAATCTCTTCCAAACTGCGCTTTATATCGTTTCGGCAATGCTGCCGTTGATTTTAATTTCACTTGTTTTTCGTCAATGTAAATTGTTTTTTCCATAACATCCTCCACTTTTTCTATTTGGGCAGATCACTCCGCCCTTTATTTCGCTTTACCTACTTTTGCCTTTCCAATCTTCCCCCTGCCTACCAAGGCGAGGTCTTCAGGGGGTGCTATTCCCCCGATTTTTCATATACTGTTGTATACCAAGAGTTATATGTTGCTTCATCAACTCCTGCTGCTGTGGATGCTTTAACTAAGTTGTCTGTCGGTCTCGGACTTGCCACAAGCGAAAGTTCTGTTGTGTTCGGTTCTCCACTGTCTTTTGTTGTACTTCCGACAGATGGTCTGTTTACAGAGCAGTAATAAAAGAGGTGTCTAGTTGCCTTGGCATCTCCCTGAAATTCAAACATCAGTGCGATATTCGCTACCTGTGCGTCAGAGTTTTCGAGAATCACTCCTTTTTCTGTTTTCTCCTCTTTTAACACTTCTGTCCGGAATTCTTCCGGTACTCTCGCAAGTGTAAGTGTACCATCGTATCCCTGATTATTTGCGTTGGTGTAATAATCAATATCATCTGCTTTAAACCGGATCAGGTCACCGCTCTTGTCGAATGTGATACTTACCGCTCCAGGTAATCTCTTGGGCGATCCGTATGTGATTTTTCCGCTTTCTCCTTCTGTAATAACAGCGTAATAACAGTTTTCTTAACCCGAATTCTACTTTGTTTTCTTTTCCTGCCATGTTCTTTACCTCCTATATTTCAATTTCATATGCTTTCAAATACATATTTTCAGATTCTAAAAAACTCTCGTACGATTCATACGGGAGTTCATTACTGTTTAATAGTTCCTTTACTTTTTTCTCTAACTGCAAGTCTTTCTGATCTGTGTATACCTCGATCGTGGACGGCGTATCCCTCGTAATACACGGTGTCATCCGCATAAAATCCGATATCCTCGTCCACATAGTATACGATGTACGGTAATTCTGGTACTTGACCGACTGCAAAACAACGATACGCAATCGGAAGATCTAGCGTTTTTAACTTGTCTTTTAATTCTGGCAATGTCATTTCACAGCCTCCTTTCCAGTTCTTCGACATACTCTTTTATGCATTCCTGTTCCACTTCTTCGATATGCGGATATGCTCGTACTTCACCGATTTTTCTCCCACCACGTTTTCAACTGGTGTCCTTTTTCCAGTAGATGGGTTAGGCGATATGTCGGTTTTTTTATTATACACTGTTATTCCATCTCTCCCAGATTCCCTTGTCCATCCCTTTTGCGTACCGTCCGCTGCTCTTTTGACTGTTTGCTTTCAACTTCTTCACAGCTTTTTTCGGAAACGTTCATGGCAACATCCTGTGTGGTTTCTTTTACTTCTTCTGTGTATTCTTCCATCTGCCGCATGATTTCTCTGGCGAGTTTGTCAGCACTTATGCTTTCACTCATTTTTCGATCCTTTCAGTACATGTCAATTCCAGCTCTTCCATGCTGATTGGATACGTCTTAATCACTTTCAGCTTCTTTCCGTGGAATCGGATATATCTCTGTCCTTCATATTCGTAAGGATGCACGATCAAATTTTCTGAAATTTCCATATTGTTCTGTCCTGCAAGGTAGAATTCATTTCGGGGAACTTTTTCTTTACAACACCAGATCTCCTGTTCCGCTTCAATCGGTACTTGCTGACCGATCTCATCCTCTTCATACCCATTGGAAGATATCAATATCACTTTCTCATCCCATGTTCGATTCATTTTGCACCGCCTTAATCATCAGATTGTTCAACCGAAACCTGATACTTCTAGGAATCACCCCATCTTCTGGATGATTGTACTTCCACGTAGCCCAATCTAGCACAAGCAGGATGTGGTCATATCTCTCTTCCTTGATGCGAACGCCATATACATTTTCGCATTCATCGAGAATTCCATCTATGATCGCATAAAGGACGGAATCCCTACTATCTGTAGAGATTCCAAGTCTGTCTTTTAATAGTTGCAATACAAATCGCTCTCATAAGCATACTCCTTATGAATTTCGCCCATGATCCCCTGTTTTTTCATTTCCGCAAGAATTGCATTGATTTTTATTTTTCAGGTCAGCTGTTGTTTCTGTAGACAAATCTGCGATCAAAGCCATCTGTTTCACACCGCCCAGCGTTGTTTTGTTCGCCGCTGGAAGAGTGGTAGCTTGGTCCTGCTGGTCCAACCTGCTCATTCTTCACGCCCTGCTCTAACTTATTCAGTTTCTCTGCTGTAATAACGTCGCCGTCATTCCATGTAGTTGGTGTATATGCCATTTTGAATACCTCCATTATACTATTTTGCTTTACCTACTTTTGCCTTTCCGACTTTCCCTCTGCCAACTAAGGCTACATCGTCAGAGGGAATTATTCCCCCGGTGTGTATGTAATATAGAATCCAGCATTTGTATCTGTTTTCTTGACATCGTATCTTACAATTCCAGCAAGCAGTTTTCCATAGATCTGATTGTCTACCCATTCAACGCTTGTCTGTTTGCGGTCGAAAAATGTGCAGAATGATTTCGGATCACCGACAAAACCTTTCAGTTTCTCCATCTCCTGCGATCATATCATCGTCCAGAACGACTACCTCTCTGCCAAACAGCATTTTTCCGCTTGAGGAAGTGATGGAATCCTGCAACAGATATCTTCCATTCTTGTCTTTCAGCTTGTCCAGCTCGGCATACAAGGAAGCTGAAATGATGAATTTCACAGGATACACTTTCTTGATTTCTTTGTTCACCAAGTCTTTCAGTCCATCCAGCCCTGTAACACTTTTTCGCCGTTGCACTCTTTAATACAGTTGCAATATCTGTATTTCTTGTATTTACCGGACTGGTCATTGATTTCATCTCGGATCAGACCCGTTACATCATAAATCAGCATCATCGATTGCCTCCTGAGAGATCGGGATATACCCTCTTCTTGTTGCAATACTGTAGTTGATTTCTGTGATTTTTGGTTTCGCAAGTTCTGGATTCTGCTCTAATTCTGCAACCGTGTTTCATTTTGCTTCCAGATTTTTCAATTACCGGGTATTTCCCAGACGCACTGTTGACACTTACATTTTTCACGTAGTTTTTTCAGGTCTACAATATCCTCTGGTTTTCTCCTGTGGAGCAAGAATTTCTACCGGGATCAAAATACCTGCATCCGCTTCTTTAAATCCGCTCTCTCTTACCTGCCCTTTGGACTTCACAAATGCGTTAATTGCGCTTCTTTGCCTCTTCGATTTTCTTCACTTCTTTTTACCCATATCCTTCTCCTTTTCACGTTTTTCTGGAGCTTTTTCATACTCCTTCATTTTTCCACGCAGCTCGCCAAGCTCTGTTTCAAGCTCACTTTTTCTTTCTTCGTGCGCTTCCTTTTTCCTCCGTAAACTTTGTGATAGCATCATCCACAGTAGAGCGCTCCTCTTCCGTGTTTGCTTCATTGATGGATGTCTCAAGTTCCTTTTCTCTTGTTTTCAAAATCCGCATCTTTTCCACGAATTTCTTCCAGTTCCTTTTCTTTGTCTGCGATCTGTTTCGCAAGCATTAACTGTCTTAAAGCCATTACTTTTCTCCTTTCAATCTCTTTGTAGCGTTGCTTCGCCACTGTTCCATCTGTTTTTTCTCGATACTGTTTCCACCTGTGCATGTCTCGCCTGTACCGCCCGTATCTTCATAAGCCGGGAATGTTGCATACAGACACTTCGTGCAGATCAACTTCTCGTATTGTCCATTTCACAGTGCCGTCATCTCTCCAATCGGTTTCCTCCCGCAAAATATTGAATCCAAATGAGCATTGATCCACATCTCCACGTTTTTACCCTCTCATACAGGTTCATTGCGTCCGAATCGTTTTCATTGATATCAATTTCGCCCCATAGACCTCTTGTATCGGTTCTCAGACGTAAAGTTCCGACTTTTGTCCGTCCCAAGTACAAGTGTGTCATCATGGTTTGTCAGAGCACGGATGTCGTTGCTCATGGTGTTTCGAAAACGCTTTCTGGTGCAATTTCTTCATAAGCCCCCGGCCATAACTCTGTTTCGGAATTAAAAACAGCGAAGTACCCGGAAATTGTTTTCTTTCCATCCTCCGCTTCCCGTGTTTCAAAATCCGCTTTCCATGATCTTGTCAGATTTTCTTTCTTTCGCTCTTCCACTTATTCATCACCCTCCTCTTAGGCTTCTTCTGCTCCCCGATCATCCCTTGCGGAATAAAGTTTTCAAGGATAATCAGATCGTTCAATCCGTCTTTCGGAGAGTCACCAATCAAGTTCAATACATCGTTTCCTGTATAGATTCCTCGTATATATAGGTTCATCCCAATTTCTGCAAGCTCCTTGGTGTCGTAAGCCATCAAGCTCTTTGAGTTGCATTTAAAGTACCAATGTGGACTCTGAATCAAGCCTTTCGTAAGCGTCTGTTGGAATACGTCCGCAATTGATTTAACTCTCGTTCTGACAAAATTGTTGTATTCGTCCTTATTAAAAGTTTCCGACTCCCAGAAAAAATGGCGGCACGTCCAACAGGGATGCGACCGTCCTCTTGTCAATCTCCACCGATTCATTAATTGCGATATCCTTCAAAGATAGCGGCTTAACCTCGGATACTTCCAAGAGTTCTGCCGGTATTACCCAAGGCTCTCCCGGCTTCGATTCTTTCAAATATTTCTCTCTTATCTGTTTTCTTCCTGCTTCGTTTGCAAGTTCTTCCGTGGCTGCGTCTACCTTTTACAATGATGTTCGGCATATACTGACCGCTCATAAAAGATTTCTTAGTCGCATTCGCCTGTTTCAAATTTGATGCGATATCCTTTAAAGCAAGCCTGTAGCCTGTTCCTTTCCATGGATATTTCCGGGTTTGGGTTAATCGCAAAAGTGGTAATACTTCGCTCGGATCGTATTCTTCACTGCCGTAGATTATCTTGGTACCCTGGTCGGTGTCCTCTTCAAAACTTGTCATGGATGGCTTTAACGGGGAATTAAGCTCATCGATATATCCATCCCTCATCACAGGCAGGACGACTGCATTTCCATCGCCCGGCAAGGAGCATTGAGTAAAACAATGTTGTAAACCCCACGCTTTTCTCGTCATCAGCGAATACGGATTAATGTCAAATTTTCCGTGATAGCTCATTTTTGATCGCGGATGTCTCCATTCGGACCATTCCTCCATTAGGTGGGATTGTCATTCCCGAAACCAGATCAGCAATTTTCTGACATGCCGCGCCCGAATTTCTGGATTCCTGTGCCAGCGTTGTATAACCCTGGACGGCAATAAAAAATCAGAGAACGTAGCTCCCTGGAATACACAAATACCTTTATTCTGTGGTTCTGATCTGATACTCTTCTGCTTCTTTTTCTTCGCCATCTTATTCTCCTACTCTCTCTTTAACCATTTATTTGCTACATTTCCAAGCGCCATGTCCGCCAACATCTGGCAACACGAAAAGACTCCTGCATCGAATAAGTCAATTCGTCTTACGCCTCCGTCCCCGTCTACTTTTTCGTACTGGATCATGTCATCCACTTTTTCAATTGCCCTTACGTTCTGCACGCAATATTCAAAAGCGGTCCGAATGTAGATAGTAAAATTTCTTATTCTTCACTTTCACTTCGATATGCCGGAATCCCTCAGACTTCACGTAAAAATACTGCGGCTGATCCTGTATCCGGAATCCAGATTTTTTCATTTTTAAGAAAAACTCTCGTCCAAACTTCTTGTCGAATCCAACAATCTTTATCTTAAATCCCATCTTTTTTTATGGAGATGAACCAATTCACAATGTCATCTGGAAGTACCGTGGCTGTATTACTCATCGTCAGCCATCCATCCTCTTCCCAACCAAATAGTGGTATTCCATCCTCGTCACCTTTTTTAATTGCTGCTGCTCTCGGAAAGAAAGCGGTGTGTGATGCAGATGTCGACATCTTTGTATGTTCCGTAGATTGCTCCAGCAGTCAAATCATGAAAGTTTTGATAAGTCAGCGCCGCCATACCATGTGATCGGCAGTTTTGCCAGCTCTTCCAACGACCAGTTATATTCATCGTCAGATGATCTGAATTCGTTGATATCAAAATAAGCATTTAAAGCATTCGTAAAGATGTTCAGTGTTTTGTTTAAATACTCTGCTCTCAGCTGCGGCTCATTCATTGCCTGCGCTGCATCATCCATAAGGTCTTCTATTGTAACAGTGACTCCGATTGACGGCGTGCGCACATCTGCAATACTTCCGGATCATCCAATGTCGTGATCTCGGCCTTTGCTGTTTAAAAACATTGCCTTCTTTGTCCTGATCTGCTTTGCAAATAAAAATAAAATAGGAGTCATACGCCTTTTCTGTATTTGTTCCATCCAAAACTCCATGTAACGTATTTAACCTATTTGCTAAAAAACCATCTGGAATATCACCAGCCGTAGAAATACCAATCAAAAGCTTGTTCCGATACGCTTTCATAGCATTTTTCATCAGTATATATTTCTTTTGCCGCTGCTCTCTTCCAGGAATGCAGCTCGTTCAAGAATCAGGCAGTTACAGTTCAGAGAGGTCCAATTTGTCCTCTTGGTTGGCAATCGCATACATTTCTGCGGTACCATCTCCGAAATCAATACTAATGGAATGCTCTTGGTTATTGTTTTCGGATTCTTAGCTTATCAACATCTCCACGCAAGGCTTCAACGTTATCCACCAAAAATCCAAAACTTTCCATGGTCTGCTTTACAGAGTTCGCAACGATGTATGTCTTCGGCACCAGATCCTCTGTCCAGAATGCTTTTCGCCTCAGCAAGCGCAGCACTAAAGGATGTTTTTCCCTGCTTTCTCGGTAAAAAAATAAGCGCTTCGTTAAAACGCCTAATATCTGTTCCTTTTCGAAAGAATCCAAACAAATTTACACACACAAATTTCTGCCAGTCCGTCAACAGCATCGGAGTTCCTTTAAAACTGACTCCATTCTTATCTTCTCCTTGTACATGGTGAATGGTTTCCTCGATCAAATCAATCAACAAAATCAAATTGGTTGCTGCGGAAAATCTAAATCATCACGCTCTAGGTCTGCGAGAAATCTCTTGCATGCAAGCACTCTATCTATGTTCCACCAAGACTTTCTTATTTACGATATCCTCCGCATAACGAACAGCCGTATCGAAATGTGGGACTGTTAATATTGAGATAAGTCCATTTACTTTCCCTGCTGTTTTCTCCAGTAATAACGCAAATGCAGATTTTCTCTTTTTTCGGCTGTTCAATCTCCGCATTGTACGTTTTTGCATTTAGCATCAGTCTGTCAGAATATGTCCCGATATCTTTTCGGAGGTTTTCAAGACTCACGAGAATAGGGCTTTTTTT